AATGATTGGTATATCCGATGATAGCAAGCGATATATTGAGGATGTTGATCTAAAGAACCAACTTGGAAGTATTGAAGATACAGAGACTTATGATGATATACATCCATATAGAACAGGTGTTGTCTCATCTTTAGGATCTGACATCTATTCATTTGTAGATAATACGATGGATTTTGATCTGGGAGAAAAGGATGCAGATGGAACTAAGTACTTAATCAATGGGGTTACTGCAAAAATCACTTTCATTACTGGAAAACTGGCTGGGCAACAGTTTGAATTAAAAGAAACTGGAGGTTATAATCATGCCAGCAAAACATTCACCATCATTAAATACACTGATGAGAGAGGCTCTGAGTACCCATCTAAAGATAGTGAAGCATTCCGTATAGCCGTAGGTGATAAATATAAGATCACTGATATTAACTTACCTAAAAGTTATGAGGATAATGCTGAGGAGGATCTATGGTATGCTGGGTATGATGATTTCAGAGACAGGAAGCAAGTTAGAGCACAATATACTCTAACATTTGATAGATCCTATTTCATTAATGCTCTCCCAGATGATTCTGAAACATCGGTGTTTAAATGTGGGGATTATGTTCCAGTAAAAGATGAGCGGTTTAATCTGGAAAAAAATATTCGGATCCAGAAGATAGCAAGAAATTTACTTGTGGATCATGATTATGTCATTACGTTATCAGATACCACAACCATATCAATACAGACACAAACGGTATTAGATGTTTTGGAGCATAATATCATTATTGACAATAACAGGCTGAGAGATCTCAATAAAGCACGTAGAGGCTGGAGAACCACTGAGGAGCTGAGAAATATGGTGTATGATACTGATGGGTATTTCGATACAGAAAATATCAAACCTAACAGCATAGATACCAACATGCTCACAGTTGGATCTAAGAGCCAGCAGTTTGTTCTCATTGATACAGTACTCCAGGCTAATGTTAATGGATTACCAAATAGATTTGATGCTACAGAGGGGATTCTGGCACATCTTACAATTGATGAGAAAGAAGTAAAGCGGTGGAATATGGCAGCTGCCAGCGTTATCCTCGCAGAATCTGGAGGATATTATGTATTTGCTAAATGTAGCAAAACGAGTGCCAATGGTATCTATTACATAACCCAGGAGCAATTAAAAGTAGAGCCTGTGAGTGATCCGAATAATTATTATTTTCAGGTGGGTATTATCGGATCCCTACACCCTGATGATAATTTTAGGGATTTTGTAACTACTCATGGATTTACCAGGATAAACGGAAATACTGTTACTACTGGAAAGATAGTTACCAGTGATGGAGAATGCTACCTGGATCTCGATGGTAATAAGTTCAGAATCGGTGATGCTACAAGCTCAATAGATTGGAATGTAACCAGGAAAAACGGTATAACACTTCGTAATGTACAACTGATTTCTGAATCTGGAGATACCTCTGATATTGGGGTTTTTCGTGGTACCTACAATGGATCTTATGTATATTATCGTGGGGATGAGGTTCTATTCACATCTAATGGGGAGACTTGTACATATCGCTACATAAACAACGTGCCAGCTATGGGTAAAAACCCTGCTGATTCAACATACTGGGCTGTAGTAGCTAAAGGATCAACAGGAGCCACTGGAGAGGCTGGGCTTTCTATATTCTACACATACAATGATAGCCAGGATAAACCATCTACTCCAACAGGTAACGGATCTACTGGAGGATGGCACACCTACTCTACTGAGGCTGTTATATGGATGAGTGTAAAGACTGCAAAAACCATATCAGAGGGATCCTGGGGTACTCCTTACAGAGTGAGGGGAGCTGATGGTACCAGCGTTACAATTCTCGGATCAAAGAATAGTGTCTCAGAATTACCTCTTACAGGGAACCATCCAGGTGATGCGTATATGATAGCAGGAAATCTGTATATCTGGGATGGATCCAGCTGGCAAAATATGGGGAGGATAAAAGGTGATGATGGATCCAGTTCATTCTTGCATCTTAAATATTCCAATGATGGAGGATCTACATTTACACCTGGGAACGGAGAAACTCCTGGTCGATATATGGGCGTTCTGGTTGATCAAAATAATGCAGATAGCAATAATCCAGGAGACTATAAATGGAACGACACACAGGGTATAGATGGTACACCTGGTGAACCTGGCATAGATGGTCAAACATCATACTTACATATCAAGTATAGCGATAATGGAGGGCTATCTTTCACCTCTAATAATGGAGAGGATCCAGGTGATTATATCGGGCAATATACCGATTTTGATAAAAAAGATAGTGACAACCCAGAGGATTACAAATGGAGTAGAACAAAAGGAGAATCAGGAACCAGTGGATCTGATTCAAATGCTGGGGAATTCTTTGAGTATAGATATGCAAAGAATGGATCTACTACAGTTCCTCCATCAATAGATTTGAACGCTGCTGATCCATCGGGCTGGAGTACTGTAATGCCCACACCTGGCACTCTTGAATATGTCTGGTGTACCATTGCAAAGAAATCATTAATAGTCGATAAGCAGAAAGTTTATATACCAGTAAATGCGAGTGATTCAAGCTCAGTAAAAGATATTTCTGGTAACAACTATAATGGATATTTATCCAATGGTGGAGCAGTTGTAGCTGATGGCAGTAGGTATGTTATGAACCTGAGTAAAAATGGAGAGTGCTCTATCCCTTATGATCTACCTTTTGGCAGCAGTTTTACTCTTTGTTTTTGGATGAAAACAAGCCAGTCACAAATCAAATGGATGCTAAACGGTTATAGTGGACGTGAATATGTAGAGAAAACACTTGATGTATCTGCAAACACATGGATACACCTTGCTTTCCGATTCAATGATAGAACCGTCTCTGTATTTGTTAATGGTAGTCTAATTCATTCAGGTAGTGTAAATACTAAAGTTGATGGTTTTGCTCTGTATGATGATAATATGTTTGGATCATCTTCATATTTTGATGATGTTCGGATCCTGGATGGAGCTTTGTCCGTTGATGATATTAACAAGATTAAAACTGGTGATGCTGATAAGCTTGTACAGAAATGGAGTACTCCTGTCCGTGTCAATCCTTATGATGGTAAGGATGGAGCAAAGGGGGATAAAGGAGATCCTGGAGCAAAAGGAGATAAGGGGGAAAGTCCTGTTCTTGTTTTCAGAGGAATTTATGATGATACTAAAACATACTATGGAACAAATACCAGGCTGGATGCTGTTAAATATAACGGTGTTTATTACATAGCTCGTATTGATGGTGGATCATTCTCAGGAAAAACCCCTACTGATACAAGTAAGTGGAATACGTTTGGGGCACAATTTGAAACAATAGCCACTAATCTACTTCTTGCTGAGGGGGCTAATATCGGTGATTGGTTCATGAGTGGGGGTAAGATAGTCTCTACTCTATCTGGAGATAACAAGATTACCCTGGATGCTTCAATGGCACGTATCATTGTTGAATCTACATACTCTGGAGGTGACTACTCTATGTTATATGGGCTTGGATCTAAGATTTCGATTGATGCTAATAATGGGATTGTTAAGGTTGAAGCAAAAAACCGACCATCTTATTCTACTGGTACGGCTTATATGTCTCCTACTGGCATTTTTGCTAATTTAGCTGGAACGGATGCTCTACCATCAAGCTCAGGATATACTCACAGGGGGGCTATTGTTGGATTAGGATTTGCTAATATAAACTATAACTGGGATTTCGGGAGTCCTGATACTGTAATTTCAGGGGTTTATGGTAGAGCCAGCAACTCAGGAAACGCTCCTGCTTATGGTGGGTACTTCCAGGATCTTATGGCATCAGGTCTGATTCTAAATAAAAAATATATTAGCGATTCATCGGGAACGACATATTTGTATGGTAGTGAATCATTCCTATTGGGATTGACAAACTCAGGAGTAACGAAGAATGTGTATTTACCCAGTGATGGATTTGAGGGCAAAATCATATTTGCTAAGCAAGTTGGTCAAGGAGTTATGAGGTTTTATCCACGATCTGGGCAATATATACATGATGATAGCTCTCAGAATGATTATTATGATATACAAGAGGGATGGATGGGAATATTTGTATTTACTAAATTCTATCTGAATGGAGTGGCAAGAGAGGTATGGACTATTAGTAGGCTTAAATATTAATGAGACATGATAGAGTACGGATATATAAACGATGGAGGGTATCTGGTTTCAAGAATAATAACTGAGATCAAAGATAGATACGTGGATGGTGTAGAAGTAAAGGAACGGGTTATAAGCATTAGTGAACAGGTTGCTGATCTTTCTGGAAACGGATGGAAACCTGTAGAGGCTATTGATGAATCCAAACTAATACCTATTGACAATGATCATATAGTGAGATTAGTTCCTTTCGATAATGGAGATCATATTTCATATAAATATGAGAGTGTTTTTGATTATCAGAAAGCAAGGAACCAGATACTTATTTTAAAGGAGCAACTTGCTGAGGGTGATTACAAAATCATAAAATGTTATGAGGCTAATTTACTTGGTGATACTCTACCTTATAGCATTTCAGATCTTCACACTGAAAGGCAGGAATTAAGAAATAAAATTAACGAATTAGAACTCTTATTACAATGAAATGGATGTTTGAAAGCAACAGAATGAAGCATTTTATTTATGCTATTCCTTGTGGCTTATTTCTCACAATTCTATTTGTAGCTGGTTTGGCTGCTGGTATGGAATTCAAAGATAGAGCCTGGGGAGGTAAATGGGATTGGTTGGATCTTGGATCAACTATGATGGGAGGTGTAATAGGTCAAATCCTCCAGGTGATCATTTTCTTTATAGTATATCAGTACTATAAGTGAGAATATATGTTTGTTTTTTGCTCAAAAGTGTGTTTGCTGAACACATTTTGAATATATTTGCAGTACAATAAAAATAAAATGAATTCTAATTATTACAAGCTATGGGATTACTGTTAGGAAGTGGCTCAACAAAGCCACAATATCCGTATGATATGTGGTACGGAGTACAAGGTGATTTTACCAGTAGTGACTACAGGCTGACACGTGTAGGTAATTTGGATCTACATAGAACGCTGCCTATTCAGGCTAAGATAAGGCGTTTTGTGGAGAATACAGATGGATCTGTAAAATACTACCTACATCAGAATGATAGTCGTAAAAAAGACAGTGGAGCTGCTGCCATTCTTGACAGCACTGATGGAAACGTAATGCTCGAAAAACCTGAGTATTATTTCAGATTTGAAATTGAGGGAACCAAATGGATCCGTGCATTCTCAGAATACCCGCTACCTGGGTTTATCAAAATGGAGAGAAAAGTTATATCTCCCTGGTTCGCTACCATAGATATTACAAACAATATTGCTGTTTCTGGCAGCTGGCTTACTTGGTCTGGCAATGATATTGCTCGTGATGCAAATGGATTTGTTCAGCTTACTGCTAATGCTGCTCAGTTCAGAGGTGGATCTGGATCTGGAGATTCTGCTAAAGATGGAACCTATAACTCTCAGCTTGGTATGGCTCGTACATCTATCTCAAAGGCTGGGGTTCGTCCATATTGTAAAAATGGCACCCATCATGGAGCTTATAGGGCTTACAATGAAATAGCCTGGCTCCAAAGATGTGAATATGCTTCATTACATTGCCAGGCAGCATACAACGCTACACTTACAGCTGATGGCTACAAACAGGGAGGGCTTGGAGAGGGCACTGCTGTTGATGGCACTCAATGGAATGAATGGGCTGGCTATAAGCCGTTTATTCCTTGTGGTGTAACTGCTACTCTTGGAAATAACACAGGGCTTGTGCCTTATGTGATAAAAGGATGGACTGGAGGAGATAAAACCGTACAGGTTTCCTCTTATCGTGGCTTGGAGGTTCCTTTTCAATATCTATGGATGCTCGCTGATGATGTATTGATTCAACATGGAGCATCTGTATCAACTGCCTATGTATGTGAGGATCCTACAAAATTCACATCTCACTCAGACAACGCAACGACTGTTCCTGGTGGATATGATGCCATAACAGATTTGCCACGG